ATTTCGGCTTAATAATAAGAAAGAAAAAGGAAGGAATGCGGCGGACAAGGGCAGGCACGCGCAAAACAATCCTCCAAAAGAAAACCCAAAAAAGAAAAGCAAAACAGGCCAACAGGAAAACAGACTAACAGAACAATTACATTCAATAGTCAATGTTCATTGTGACGTTTATACGCTAAAGTAAGGTTAGTAGAATCTTAGCGTAATTACGTTCATGCTTCACTACATTACACTATATTCTAGCGATTTTTTGAAAAGTTGTCAAGTAAAAAATAACGTGTATTTTTGGGTAACATGCGTTAGACCCTATTAAATAAAGGGAATTTCGACTGTAAAAAAGTTATTAACAGGGTACAAAAATAGGGTATTTTAGTGTTAGAGCAGAGCGATTTGTAAGAGGTATTTTGAGGTATTTTGGTAGGTACTTGCGGGAAATACATATATTTGGTATAGTGTTGTCATGTCAAACGAGATAGTAAAGTGGCGTGATGGGCATGTGACAAGGGCTGTAAGCCTCGACAAGATGTTAAACTTATTTGAGGAGTATGGTGCGGAAGGGTTGACTACTGCCGAGATAAGTACACGGATGGGTAGTAAGAATGCTGCGAGTCGTATTCTATACCGTTTCCCGGCCCTTAAAGCGGCATACCAGCGGGGGATAGACGGTAGGACTATAGATGGGGAGGCGGCGTTACTAAAGCGCGTAAAGGGCTTCTCTACGACCGTTACGAGCACTACACGGAAGAAAATCAATGGGGAAGTGGTGGAAGAGTTTGAGAAAGAGGAAGAGGTATACTTTCCGCCTGATGTTGCTGCAATGCGGTTATTCTTGAAGGGTAGAGAGAATGGAAGGTATTCTGGAGACGAAGACAAGGTAGTGGGCATTACGATCAACCTAGATAAAACTGACAGTGCACTATAGTACCAGTATTGGTGTTTTATGCAGATTGAACCTTTTGAAAAGAACCCTAAGCAGGTAGAGGCGTTACAGTTACTTGCTGATCCTATCAAGACAAATATACTGCTGTATGGTGGAGCAAGGTCAGGCAAAACATTCATACTTGTTTACGCTATAATAGTACGGGCATTGAAGGCCCCTAACAGTAGACACCTGATGCTGCGACTTCGTTTTAATCACGCAAAGCAGTCCTTGGTTATGGATACGATACCTAAAGTCTTTCGTATAGCTTTCCCTAATTTGAACTACAAGCTATCGAAGGTAGATTGGTACTATAAGTTACCGAATGGTTCAGAGATATGGGTAGGCGGGTTGGATGACGGAGATCGGGTAGAGAAGATACTTGGTACGGAGTTCAATACTATTTACTTTAACGAAAGCAGTCAGTTGGATTGGTCTGCCATCGAATTAGTCCGCACCCGTCTTGCCAATAAAAATCCTGCATTGATAAATAAGTTATATTTTGACTGCAACCCACCTAATAAACGGCATTGGTCATATAAGACATGGATACAAGGTGTACACCCCATAGATAATGCTCCGTTACCGTTTTTAGACAGTTATGGGAGTATGCGGATTAACCCGGTAGATAATCTAAAGAATCTTGCTAGTGGGTATATTGAACAAACATTAATGTCCCTGTCCGAAAGAGACAGAAAGCGGTTTAAGGACGGAGAATTTACCGATGATGCAGAAGGTGCACTGTTCAAATGGGGTGATATTTGCAAGTATCGGGTAAAAGCAGCCCCTGAAATGAGACGGGTAGTAGTAGGTATTGACCCTGCTGTTACCACTAATAATGGTTCAAATAACACTGGTATAGTAGCGGCGGGTGTAGCAAAAATCGGTGGAGAAGACCATTATTACATTTTGGATGATTCTACGTTAAGTGGCACTCCCGCTATGTGGGCGAGAGCAGCGATAGACTGTTTTGAGAAACAGGAGGCAAACGAGATTATTGCAGAAATAAATCAAGGTGGTGATTTGGTGGAGGCTAACTTACGGACTATTATGCCGTATGTACCTTACAAACCTGTTCGGGCGACACGAGGTAAGGCTATACGTGCTGAACCTGTGGCTACGGCATGTGAGAAGGGCAGGTTACACTTTGTAGGAGAGTGGGTTGACTTAGAAAACGAACTTACGAGTTGGGCACCTGCTTCTGGTGAGCCTTCTCCTGACCGATTAGACGCTATGGTATGGGCAGTTCGTGGGCTGATGAACAAAACTGGGCGGATTGGTGTCTGGAGGTAACTTGACAGATTCTAAAATAGGTGGTATGGTATAAACATGCCTGCTAAAAAGAAAAATACTATTTCGGTTGATGTAAATGTCATGCGGCGGTTGCTTTATGGCAATGGCACTACTCTTCTGGGCAGTCGTTTGGACTTGTATCGAAAGTCAGGCACTCACAGTCAGTTCTCTGGCAATAGAAACATCCGTGAAGTAGCTGGATACCCTGAGACATTGACATTTGACGACTATCTAACTGCGTATGATCGGCAGGATGTAGCCACTCGTGTTATCGAAACATACCCTGACTATACGTGGATTACACCACCGGAGGTATATGAAAGTGAAGAGCCGTCAGATACCGCCTTTGAAAAGAGTTGGAAAGAACTTACTAAGAGCGGCAAAATCATCTCTACTTTACGTGCACTTGATATTCTTGCAGGCATTGGAGAATATGGCGTTCTTGTTATCGGCGTTGATGATGGAGGGGAACTGTCTGAACCACTAGAAGAAGGCAAAGATCGCAAGATTATCTATATGCGGCCTTATACAGAAGGTGAATGTAAGATTACAGCATGGGATGAAGATAAGACTAGCGAGCGGTATACACATCCATTATTGTATGAGATTACGCCGAATGAGTTTACACAGCGTTCTACGTCTATCCCCTTGAACCAAGGCACCTTCCGCGTACATCATAGTCGTGTTATCCACTTTGCTGATAACGCATTGAACAGTGAAGTATTTGGCGTTCCTCGACTGAAGCGTGTTTATGACCGTTTGATGGACATTCTCAAGATTGTTGCTGGTTCAGGTGAGATGTTCTGGCGTGGGGCATACCAAGGATTCAGTTTTGAGGCTACAGCAGATGCGGAATTGACGGATGAAGACAAGACCGCGATGAAAGAGGAGATTCAGCGGTATTTGATGGGTCTTGATCGGTCTATGATGCTGCAAGGAGTTGAGACAAAGCCGATTTCCCCCGCAGTAGCAAGCCCGAAAGAGCATTTAGACGCACAGTTGACGATGGTAGCCATTGCTTCTCGCATCCCAAAACGCATCCTTTCCGGCTCAGAAATGGGCAAATTGGCCTCTACACAGGACGCTGAGAACTGGGCGCAGCAGATTACCACGAGGCGCACAAACACCGCTGAACCTAAGATTTTGCGTCCATTTATAGATTTTTGTGTCAAAAACGGTATTCTTAAGGCTCCTATTGGGCAATACAATATCATTTGGCCGTCTCTTAGCGTGCCTACTGATAAGGATATTAGTGAAGCGGCATTGAATTTCACTAATGCCCTGTCTACATACGCAGGAAACAGTCTCTACACTGTTATGCCGTTTAAGGATTACCTTATGAATGTATGGCGGTATAGCGTTGAACTGGCGGAACAAATGTCTTCTGGGTTTGACGAGGAAAAGTTTAAGAAATTGAAGAAGGAAATGACGGAAAAGAAGGGTATACAAACTCCCAAAGACGGCAAAAATGAAACTCCTGATACATAAGTAATAAACTGCACTTGACTTATATCAGTAGTTTTGGTAATGTAGCAACTAACAAAGGAACATAATATGTCGGAATTTGTATCATTAGCAACAGCAGGGATGAATGCAGAAGGGCTTCAGTTAAAGAAGCTCAATTCCCGTTCGTACCTTACTGGTTCCGTTATTATGGCTAAGGAGACCGTGATGAACGGTATCTTTTATCCTAAAGATGAACTGAAGCGGGGTGTGCCGGGTTGGAATGGGCGTCCTGTGACTGTTGGGCACCCGAAGAAAGACGGCAAGTTCACTTCTGCTAATAGTCCTGAAATTCTTGAGCAGAGTCAGATTGGTTTTATTTTCGATACGTCTGCTGAGGGTACGGATACTAAACTTAAGGCGCAGGTTTGGCTTGACGTAAATAAGTTAGACAAATTCCCTGAAGTTCGTGATGCTATTACGGAAGGGAAGATGCTTGAGGTCAGCACTGGTCTGTTTTTGGATAAGGTTGAGGAAAAGGGTGTCTTTGCTAATAAGGAATATAATGGTAAGGCTATAAATCATCTTCCTGACCATCTCGCGTTGCTTCCGGGTGAGATTGGGGCGTGTTCTATTAAGGATGGAGCAGGATTTCCGAGGGTGAATGTTATGTTTGGTGTGAATGAAGTTACCCTTTTTGAGCGTAATCGGCTACTGCGTAACGCTTTGAATAGCAAGTTAGGTAAAGACATTCCTTTTATTTACATTGTTGACGTGTTTGACGGTTCCGTTGTTGTTGAGCAGTCGGGAAATGTCTTGATGGCTTATGACTATTCTTTTGATAAGGAGTCTGGTGCTTTGACTATCGGAGAGGGTGTCGAAGTGTTCCAGAAGGTTGAGTACCCTCCCGTTAGCACATTAGGAGCTAATGCTATGACTGATGCAGAGAAAAAGGCTGCTGAGACGAAAGCCGCTGAGGAAGTCGTGAATAAGGCTGCTGAGGAGAAGGTTGCCGAGGCCAAGTCTGCTGAAGAGGCGGCGAATAAGGCTAAGGAAGAGGAACTTAAGAAAGCCGCTGAGGAAGCCGCTAACAAGGCTAAGGAAGAGGCTGCGAAAGCTGCTGAAGCCAAGCCCGCTGTTAATGCGGAAGTGGAAGAGGCGAAAGAGCTTCTTGCCAGTATGAAGAAAGAGATTGTTGATGGTCTGACTGCGAATAAAGAGTGTGCGTTTACGGCTGAAGAGCTTAATGCTATGCCCTTTAAGCAGTTGCAGAAGATTGCAGCTTTGGCGAAACCTGCCCACGCCAAGGTTGATCGTTCAGGTATGGGTGGCCCCGGTGGTATTAATGCTACGGGTGGTGTGAGTGATGAAACCCCTTACATCGGGGTCTAAGGAGAGGTTAATATGGCTGTTACGAATAAATCCGTTATTGTTCGGTCGTTCAGCGAAGTGTGGGAGGACGGCTATTTCGCCCATACCAGTTCGAGTTCTGAAGAGATTTACCCCGGATACCTTGTGTATCAGTACAGTGGTGGTATTACTCTTGGTACTGGCCCTGCTTCGCTTCCTACGTACCGCGTTAATGCAGACGTGAACTATCCGCCTTGCATCGTGATTGAAGACGATCTGCAGGGTTACACGATTGATGATGAGATTGCTACTGGCGACCTCATCCGCGTGAAGTTCCTTCAGGTTGGTGAAAAGTATGTTGTGTACGGTCAGGCGGCTACCGCTGTTGCGGTTGGTGCGTTGCTGTCGCCGCATACCGATGGTAAGGTCATTGCCAACTCTGGCCCTAGTGCCAACGCGCAGACTCTGTTCCGTGCGGAGACGGCGGTTGCGAGTGATGATACGGATACCCGTCTGGTTGTCCGCGTTCTTCGCGTGTAATTTAGGATAGGAAAGGAGTAATACTATGGGTTTCGCACCTTTTATGGTTAATCTGGATGAGGGCAACATTCCTGTTACCTCTGGTTATACGCCGTTCGACGTGAACAGTAAACGTCCGTATCGCGGCGAGAAGCGTTCTGATCTTGCTTATATCACGCTGCCGGATGGCCGTGATGAAAAAGGTCAGCCGAAGTTCCGGGCGCAGTGTATTGGCAATGCCGACGCGAGCACGTTGCTTCGTGACGAGTGGAAGTCCATTGATGCCACGATTGGTCAGGAGCGTCAGCTTCGTATGGCGTTCGTCAACTGGCTGATTAGCAGGGGCTGTGTCATTGACATTCCGAACGGTCTTGGTGTCACGCAGTACGAGTGGCAGAACATCAGCGCAATGAGCGGTGCGGACATCAGCATGGACGGCATGAAGCAGGCCGACACTGACCGCCCCGAATACACGAGCGAGACGATTCCGCTGCCCATCACGGCGGCTAACTGGCGTCTGAACCTCCGGTATCTTGAAGAGAGTCGCCGGAAGGGTATGCCTATGGACACCTTCATGATGTCCGAGAAGGCCCGCAACGTCGCGCAGTTTGTCGAGACGATGATGGTTCAGGGCGCGAACAGCTTCAAGTACGCCGGAGATACCCTCTACGGTCTGCTTGA